CGATGCAGATGGAAACCCAGTGTTGGTGGGCAAGAGTGACAGTGGTGGGTCAAAAACAGATCCGTATTCTATTGTAATCAAATACATACCGTTCGGCATAACAGATATTAAATTCTCCGTTGGCAACAAATTAAGCACCTATGAAATAAACGGGGCTGCTATACCTTACTTGTTTAGGCTCAGACAAACAATTCCTTATGATGTAGAAATTACTGGCAGCACAGTGAGTGAAATGCTGGGAGGACAAAAAATAACCACCAGCAACTCCGAGGGTGTCAGGAATAATACCACCAGTCAGGCCAGCGGCGGCAAAAAAACTTCAACCAGTCCACGATCGCCAGGAACCGGCGCCAGTGGTTTTCCATTAAAGGGCGATGATCCCAGTAAAACAAACACTACAGTCAATGCCGCACCATCAATAGATGCGCCAGGCACTGCAGCGTCGGCTCCACAAGGTACCAATACCAAGGCACGGGGGTTAATGCAGGCCATGAATGAATTTCAGGCCAACTTGGTAAAACAAGGCATCTACACTAAGCCTGACGAATTTGTGATTGAATTTGCCAACAACAGTATTGCCAATGCCACAATAAAGAAACCTGGGGATTTGGCCATTGACTTTACTCCCATGGACAACAGTGCAGGGGCTAGAAAATTAGATAGTGCTCTGAATCAGATGACTCCGTCACAGAGAAATTTTGGAATACGTCCCGGGCAAAGTATAATTCAAGCCATTGAAATGACTGTGCGTAACAGCAGTTATATCATAGACCAGCAACTTAAAATTGTTGATGAAGAAACACAACAGGAAAAACCCAACGGCACTCCTATAAAGAATTTTGCTTGGTTTAAAATATCAGTCAAAGCTGAACCCATTGGCACCCAGATAGATCCCAAGCGTGGTGATTATCCTTACAGATTTACTTTCATGGTCAGCATCTACGAAGTAAAATCCTTGATAAGTGCTTGGTTTCCACGGACACGGTTTCGTGGTGTGCATAAAAGCTACCCATATTGGTTCACTGGACAGAATACCGCAGTATTGGACTATCAGCAAAATTTTGACAATCTCTATTATACAGTGGTAAGTGGATCAGCCGAGCAACTAGCAACACAGGTTACCAGTAATCTCACTGACATACCAAGATTTGTTTATCAACCTGCCAGTGGGCAAAGTTCACAAGGTGCACAAGGTAAATCCAACGAACCAGCAGCCAATGCCGCAGATTATCTTTACAGCCCTGGCGACATTGGCAAAGTCAAAATAAAAATTCTTGGTGATCCGGCTTGGATAGCACAGGGTGAGATATTCCGTGGCAACGACCCACGCACATTTAGTTTCAGTGCATTTAATCCTGATGGCACAATAAATCTTGAATCACAAGAAATCTTGTTTGAAATCGTCTGGCAACGTCCAGTTGATTATGATGTTGATGGTACTGGGTTAATGGACCCAAATTTTATTTCTAATACTGGCAAAATTTAATCATGGCGATAAAAGAAAACCGAGCATTGAGAGATAAACGCAATGCCTTAGTAGACGAATTAATCAAGTTCAATACCGAATACGGTACTTTGCGCGAAGATGTACTCAGTGGTGATCAACAACGAGCCGCCGCAGCCCTAGGCCCTCTGGAATCACTTGAAACGCAATTGGCAGCACTTTCACTGCAAGTGCGCAATGTTCAAGTAGACAACAGTACAGGAAATGATTTTGATCCCAAGTTGGCTCGAAGCCTAGAGGAATTAATTAACAATGTTATTGATATACAAAATGGAACATCGGTCGCAAAAAGCCTAGCAAACAAGGCTGTGAGAATCGGCGCCACACAAAACAACACACAAAGTGCCGGCGAGGAAGTCAAACAATCAGGCGATGCTGGCGTTACAAATCCAGCACAACCCACACAGACTTTTACCAGTCCAGACACTGCCACCACCACTGCCACACAACCAGATCCAGTGGTCGCTGTGTCTAACAGTAACATACCTGCCATTGGTGTTAGTTCCAGCCCTAGCCCAGACAATGCTGCAACAACACAAACCAATGCTGAAGAGGCAGTGGACCAAGCAGGCGCATTACCAGAACAGTTCAGCACTGCTAACCGTGGTGCCACACAACAGAGTTATGTATTTTACGCCACAGAAATAACTAGCGAGTTCCGTCAAGGAAAATTTGAACAAACTCTAGAGGGATGCCTTTATATTTTCCCAAGGCCAAAAACCTCACAAGTTGTAGACTCCCCAGTTAGAGCTGCTGACCTTGGTAGCCAAAGTTTTGGATTGACTCCCAATAACACTACGCCTCGGGTCAATTCAACCAATAAAAAAGTAGGCTCGGCACAAGATGCAAGAAAAGCTACCATAGCCAGTCAGACATTTCCTTTGAAAGGTGTAGGGGCTTCGCCCACTAACACACGGGTCACCGCACAAGACAACACCCCAGATTCTAGATTTTTTGGCTTTTAGTATAATGCATAGAGGATAACATGGCAGATAACGTTTACACCACACATGGCAGACCCAAGGGATATAAATTTGATCGCGGCGGCGTGCCAGCGGAGATGGGGCCGTATGTTGGCGAAGTAATGAACAATGTTGACAGCATTCGTTCAGGCCGCTTGCAGGTCTATATTGAACAATTTTCAGGCGGTGATAAAACCAACAGCAAACTCTGGCGCACAGTGCGATACTTGCCGCCATTCTATGGGATAACACAAAAACCCAACGGTGGCGCTGCCGGCGATGGTACCTACACCAGCAATCAACACACTTATGGGATGTGGTTCACACCACCTGACATTGGGGTAAGAGTGATGTGCTTTTTTGTAGCAGGCGATCCGTCGCAGGGATATTATCTTGGATGTATCCCTGAGCCTGGCGTGAGTCATATGATTCCGGCTATAGGTTCTGCCCCCAAAGGACAATACATTCCTGGCAACAAAACACAGGCCAAATACACTGAAACATCACCGCAGCAGCCAGTGACAGAAATCAACGCCAAGAGCAATTCAATCATCAGCAATCCTAGATTCTTTGATTCGCCTAAACCTATCCATGCTGTGATAGCTGGCACATTTTTCCAACAAGGACTTGACAAAGATCCTGAACGTGGTCCAACTAATAGTAGTTCACAGCGTGAAAGCCCCAGCGCAGTGTATGGAATTTCAACGCCAGGTCGACCGGTATATCAAAGCGGAGTTGGCCCAAATGAAATTCGCAAAGCCTTGATGGCGAACACACTCAGTCCAGCAGATGTAACGGTGATTGCACGTCAAGGTGGACATACCGTTGTCATGGACGATGGTGACCTAGAGAATCAAAATGCCATGATTCGCCTACGCACCAGCAAAGGACATCAGATCACCATGAGTGACGATGGTAACTTCTTTTATATTGTACATGCCAATGGGCTGACTTGGATTGAACTGGGCGTAGAAGGCACTGTGGATGTGTTTAGCACTAACTCTGTAAACATTAGAACACAAGGTACAATTAACCTACATGCTGACAAAGACATCAACATGTTTGCCGGAGAGAAGATCAATATCAAAGCAAAAATAAATGTTGGACTAGAAAGTGATCAAACCATTACCACGTTTAGTCAAGGCAAAACTACCTTGTACAGCAAAGCTCAATTGGGCATAAGAGCCGATGGATCTTTGGCACTCAAAGGTGCAGGTGGAAGTTTTGATGGTGGCGGTACGTTGAAACTCAAAGGTGGGCGTATTGATCTCAACGGTGGTGGCGCAGACGATGTAGCACCAGCCAAAGTCATGACAAAGTACACCATGGACGACACAAAGTTTGATGCGTCAACTGGTTGGCAAGTAGAAATCAACAAATTACAAAGTGTCGTGACACGAGCTCCTGCACATGAGCCATGGCCATATCACAACAAAGGTGTGGCCGCATCAGTGACCATTGGTGAGGGTACCAGCCCACCACCTGCTGCTGTGCCGGTACCAGAAAACGTTTCCATCACAAAGAACTAGCCATGGCAGACACAGCTGATAACAAATTGGTTTACACCGGACAAGACCCCATAGTCTGGAATCGGGTCAATAAGCTGCGCTTGGAGCAAGGATTACCGGGGCTAGTTGATATAGGCCTCCCAAGACCTGTGGATGATGGTAAATCTTTCAACAGCCCTTATTCGCAGTACACTCCTGCAACCGGTGCAGCCACGGGGTCAGGATCTAAGTTCACTTTTAATTTTGGTGGAGACAATTTCACAGTAAATGCACCTGCTGGCACCACCGAAGCACAGGCACGAGCAATTTTTGATCAGCAGGCCAGTACCGGAAGCCTTACCGGTTTAAAATCCGGACAAACATTGGATGCTGCCAAACAATTTGCCGGAGGACTGCTCAAAGCAGCCAGCCAACTCAATGTTTCGCAATTGGCCAGTGGATTGAGTGGGTTGTCCAGTGGCATAGGCGGTAGCATAGGCAGTGCGCTAGGCGCTGTGACACGGTTCACCGGAGGCACAACTGGAGGGATAACCAGTGCTCTAGGAGCCGCATCAAGACTCACTGGTGTGCCCATCAAGAATCCCATGAATGTTGCTGATTTTGTTAAAGTTGGAGTTGGATCTACCAAAGAAATAGGCGCACTAAGCAGCACTCAAGTTCAAGGACTACTGGGACAAGCAGCTGCCAGTACCGGGCAATCAGTCAATGCTTATAGCCTAGACAAAGGCATAGGACAGTATGGCATTAACCCAGCACAGTTGGAACAAACAGGATATTTAAAACCTGGAACCCTAGCACAATACACCAAGAACGCCCAAGTCACACAGGCCGACATTGACGAAGCTCAACGAGTCAACGCATCAGGTGGCAGCACCACACCAGAAAACATAGCTTCAAATCGCAAAATCAAAGAAGTGTTGAATGTAGGCGGTGTTTGGACTGGCAAAGGTGGTGTCAGTAATTTGACTTCGTTGGTAGGCGACCCCACCAAGCAACTGTCAGTGCAGTCCAACATAATGGAAACTGGCTATAATTCATTGCAAAAGGCCGGAGTTATTACAGCCGGCACTACCAAGGATGCAATAGGTGGTCTAGTACAAGCAGCCGGAAAGGTTGGAGCTGCATTGACTGCTGCCTGGAGCAAAGGAACAGCGCCTGCTGGCTCAGTTGAATCAATTAACAATTTGGCCAAGCAAGGGCTCACTGCGGTAAATTTTACAGATTTTAAATTGCCTGCTGGGGCATCGGGTGAACAAGTGGCCACTGGTGCGACAAATACCGTAGACCGCAAAGTGTTGAATCAATCAGTGGTGGCATTTATTGGTGATGCCAAAGTGCCCGTGATAGATTACGGTCCGGAGTCTCTACCTAACCTTACCCAGGGATTTGGGAGCAATCTACCAAGTTTTAGCGGCAACCTTCAGGGCCTTGGCGGCAATATTGGTAGTTCTCTTTCAAGTAGTACATCTGATGAAAAGTTGATCTATACTGGTAATGACAGAATAGTCTGGGATAGAATCAATAGTGAAAGACTACGACGTGGACTCCCAGGGCTGGCTGAGATAGGATATCCAAGGCCGCCTGCTTGAGATTAAATAACAAACTATGACAACATTTATTGGCTACAACACCATCAATCAATTTAAAAAGTTTACCCTGGTAGATCAGGATCTCATCAAGCGTGATCTTCTCAACGCCTTTAACATACGCCAAGGTGAGCTAGTGGGTAGACCTGCGTATGGCAGTGCAATTTTTGATTTCTTGTTTGAACCACAGACCCTTGAAACCGAAATAGCCATGAGAAATGAAATACAACGTGTGGCCGGCGGCGATCCTAGACTCACAGTGGCCAATATCTACTCCTATCCGCAGGAAAATGGTATCTTATTTGAACTGCAAATACAAATAGTGCCCAGCTCCAACGCTGAAATTCTCTCTATATTCTTTGATCAAGAAACCCGCAGAGCCAGTTACATATAACTGCGCGGTTTACCGGGCCATAAATACAAGATAATATATTACTATGGCTAAAACTACCAGACAAACAGTTATTTTTGGGGTCGAAGACTGGAAACAGATCTATCAGACCTATCGCGAAGCTGATTTCCAAAGCTACGATTTTGAGACTCTACGCAAGAGTTTTGTAGACTACTTGCGTTTGTACTATCCAGAAACTTTTAATGATTACATTGAAAGTTCGGAATTTATTGCACTGCTAGATGTCATTGCTTTCATGGGACAAGCGTTGGCTTTCCGATCCGACTTAAACGCCCGTGAAAACTACATAGACACAGCCGAGCGTCGTGATTCTGTCAACCGTCTAGCCAGTTTGGTCAGCTACACTGCCAAACGCAACACAGCAGCACAGGGTCTGGTCAAAGTCACTGCAGTATCTACCACGGAAAACATCACAGATTACAACGGCGTAGATTTGGCCAACATCACTGTGAACTGGAATGATCCCACAAACACAGACTGGTTTGAGCAGTTTACTTCTATCATCAATGCAGCATTGATCAACAGTCAACGCTACGGTAATCCCGGAAGCAACCAAACAATCATCAACGTAAAAACAGACGAATACACGTTGAATCTAGTACAAGGGTATTTGCCTGTGATTCCATACACTGCCACAGTGGACGGAGTTAACATGCCGTTTGAAGCAGTCAATGCTACATCTTCGGGTCGAACATATTTGTATGAACCTGCTCCCCTGCCCAATGGTGCATTTAACATCCTGTATCGTAATGATCAACTGGGCTTTGGTTCCAACAACACTGGATTTTTCTTTTTGTTCAAACAAGGATCGCTGCAGTCTGCAGATTTTAATCTAGCAGAAAAAGTCAGCAATCGTGTGGTTGCCATCAACATTGATGGTATCAACAATGAAGACCGTTGGTTATTCCAACTTGATGACATTGGCACAGTTCAATCCGAATGGTTGTACACTGAATCAGTGTACACGGCTGCTGCTGAACAGAGCACAACCGGACTGCGTAAAATTTATTCAACACAGAGTCGTAGCAATGATCAGATTTCGCTGACATTTGGTGATGGTGTGTTTTCTGCTATTCCAGTGGGACTATTCCGCGCCTATGTTAGATCATCAAACGGACTTGAATACATCATTAACCCCGAAGAGATGCAGAGCATTGTTCTACCAATCAGCTATGTGAGCCGCACTGGTCGAATTGAAACACTGACATTTACTGTAAATCTACAAACACCAGTGAGCAATGCACAGGTGCGAGAATCCATTGATGAGATCAAGCAACGTGCGCCTGCTCGTTATTACACACAGAATCGTATGGTCAACGGCGAAGATTACAATCTGTTTCAGTTCACCTTGTACAACTCAATTATCAAATCCAAGGCCTTGGCTCGCAGTGCAATTGGCACTTCAAGATATCTTGAACTAGTTGACACCACCAACAAGTATGCCAGTACCAATGTGTTTGGCAGTGATGGTGGCCTCTACAAAGATAATACGCTGCCTACATTTCAATTCTCATGGTTCACTACCAACGATATATCTGACGCAGTCACAAATAAAGTTCAGCCAATTCTGCTAGAACCTGGTATGCTGCAATTTTACTATGCTAATTTCATAAGGCCAAATCTTGTCACATTGAATATTTCATGGAATCAAAGCACTGCACTGACAAACTTATGCACTGGATATTTTAAAAATATTGCATCCCCGTTTGCTCCTTTTCCAGTGGGCTCGTTTTCCAGCAGCAATACAAAGTACATTGTGCCCAATGCTCTAGTAAAATTTGTTCCACCCGATGGATACTATTTTGATCAATTCAATCATTTAGTTGCAGGCATACCCACAGCTGACACCGACAAACTTTTTATCTGGGCCACTGTGACCGGTGTTATACTAGATGGCACCAATCAAGGCAAAGGCAATCTCACCGACGGTACTGGACCAGTGGCCCTCAATAATTTTGTGCCAACTGGGGCTATTGCCACTCAAGTCATACCGTTGTTTTTGACGGATTTGCCTTCGACTATAGTTCAAACCATGATTGAATCAATTCGTCTGTATCGTAATTTTGGTCTTGGTTATAATAATCTAACTTCAACCTGGTATATAATTACTCAAACAAATCTCAATGCCACTGGCGCATTTAGTTTAGTCGGCCAACAGAGCACCGCTGGCGTTTACGGTGACGCCAGCTGGCTAATTGAATTTATAACCGATGGCACACAATATTCTGTGACCGCACGTGAGCTGACATATTATTTTGCGTCAGTACTTCAGACCCGCTTCTTTTTTGAATCTGGTGCCAGCATTTATGATTCACGAACAGGCACGGTAATCAAAGACTTTATTCGTGTATTAAAAACCAACAGCCAGCCTGACAGTAATTCGCCCTTGACCGGCGATACCACTATGCAAATTATTGGCCAGCCTGAACAAAGCGATGGTTATGTTGACGATTTTCAGGTCATTGTGAGCTTTCAAGACTCAGATTCTGATGGTGCAGCCGATAATCCAGATTTCTTTGAAGAAATAGTGGGACCAAATCCCACTGCAGGTCAAAGTGGGCCATTGGTATTCTTAGAAGCCACTGTGGACTTCGATAATTTACAGCGATACCTGCTGACTGAAAAAGGATATGTGAATTACCAATACGGAACATTGTCAGAAATCACAGCAAATTCTGATCAATATCTTGATGGTCAGGTGTTTTACGCCTATGATGATCAGGAATTTTATGTATTGACTATTGCATTTGATGGAACTCGCACACTCACACAATCCACTGAATTCTTGGCAAGAACGGGCCGACAGGATCTGTACTATCAGTATCGCCACAACAGTTTGTTGACTAATAGAATTGATCCATCAATCACAAACATCATTGATGTATATGTTGTCACACAAGGTTACTACACTGCCTATCAAAACTGGATCAAAGATTCAACTGGCAGTGTGGTTGAACCGGTGGTGCCTACAATTGACGAGCTTACTACAGAATTTCAAAAGTTGCAAGATTACAAAATGATTTCAGATAATCTAATTTTAAATTCTGTGGTATTCAAACCTTTGTTTGGAGCCAAAGCCACAGCTCAACTACGTGCCACTATCAAAGTAATCAGAGCATCCAACAGCACTGCCAGTGTCAGTGAAATTAAGAATCTTGTTGTGGCCAGTCTCAACACTTATTTTACTATTGATAAATGGGACTTTGGTGATACATTCTACTTCTCTGAACTTGCAGCGTATATCCATTCGCAAATTGGAACTATTGTAAGTTCAGTGGTGCTGGTTCCAGTAAACCCACAAAAGAGTTTTGGTGACTTATATGAAATTAGATCAGCACCAAATGAGATCTTCGTCAACGCTGCTACAGTGGCAAACATCGAAGTTATTGATGCATTGACAAGTACCAATATTAGAACAGCGCCTGGTAGCGGAGTTATTTGATGGCACGAGTACGCACAGTAGAATTTTTACCTGAGATTTTTCAAACCTCAACCAACAGACAGTTTTTGGCCAGCACTCTTGACCAACTGGTGCAAGAACCTTCATTTAAAAAAACCCAGGGATATATTGGTCGTAGAATTGGCCCAGGGATCAATCCCACCGATGCTGACTATGTGGTTGAACCCACCGCTGAGCGTGCCAATTATCAATTAGAGCCAGCGGTTGTTTTCAAGTTGCCTGACACAGACACTGTGTATGATGCCATCACTTATCCGGGCATCACAGATGCATTGAAATTACAAGGTGCTGATGTTACACGCAGTGATCGATTATATGGCAGCCAATACTATGCATGGGATCCGTTTGTTGACTATGACAAGTTGGTTAACTTTTCTGAATACTACTGGTTACCGTCGGGCCCACTGAGTGTTGCGGTCACCGGTGGTGTTATTCCCATTAGAAACACAATTGAAGTAACTCGTAATTCAGGATTTTATACTTTCAGTGATGCTCAAGGGCAGAATCCTGTCATTACATTGGTTCGTGGCGGATCGTATCAATTCAGTGTTGCACAAAACAAAAAGAACACAGTCAACTATCGTGTCACAAATCAAGGCAACAAAGCCTACATCATTGACTATCAGGCCAACCCAGCTATTACACTGGTACGTGGCAACACCTACATCTTTACTTTGAGTATTGATGGTGACTATCCATTTTGGATCAAAACAATTCCCAGTACCGGAGTAGTAAATGTGTACAGCACCGGAGTAACCAACAACGGTGCGTTTGATGGCACAGTTACTTTTACAGTGCCACAAAATGCACCCAATACTCTATACTACAGCAGTCAGACCAGCAGTCAGATGCAGGGCATATTCAATATTATCAGCGGCGAACCAGGCACTGGCCCAGGATTTTTTATACAGGCACAGCCCGGGGTTGATGGTGGTATGCCCACTACGCCCAATATTTCCAGCAGAGATGTGCTGGGAGTTGTCAACAACGGTGAAGACCTTGGCACGGTAACATTCAATGTTCCATCAAAAACTGCACAGAACTTTTATTATAACTTAACGTCAATTGATTCTGTTGACTTGTTGAGTCAAATTAAATTCAACGAAATCAACAATATCTATGTTGATGATTTTCTTGCCGCGTATCCTGCAGGCATTGACGGAGTCACTGATCTTGAAAATCGCACATTGGTGTTTGATGTTCCTTCACTAGAAGGCACAGGCGTAGATGTTGATACATCTATTGCCGGCGGATGGTTGCGTACTACTTTTTACAGTCCTGACTATACAGCTGACCCTACACCAGGGTACAACGAAGAACCTTATGATTTGACCACAAGTATTGTTAGCCTAAACGAACGTTACAGCGTCTGGCAGATACAGTTCAATACCGACGATGATGGTCAGCAATACATGACATTGGCAGTCAAACAAGAAGTCAATGAGTTTGAAAAATTTAGAATCGTATTTGGTGTCCAATGGTCAAGCACTCAGTGGTATCGCAGCGACGACAGCTATTTTGAACAAATACCACTGTTGACTGCAGTGTTAGATACCGTGTTTTATCAAGACAGTCTTGATCCAACTCTGGTGGGTGAAATTAGATTAATTGATCCAACTGTGGAAACAACTCTAGACATTGACACTATTGTTGGTAAAAAACAATACACCAGTCCCAACGGAGTAAAATTCACCAATGGATTGATAGTACAATTCCGTGGCAATATAACACCAGAATCCTACGCCAACAATGAATACTATGTGGAAGGTGTTGGCGAAGCCATTGTGTTGGTACTGGTGTCAGAGTTGGTCACTCCAGAAACTTACACTCAGAGTTTGTCAGTGAGTTTTGACGTTGTGCCTTATGACATTGGAAATTATGATGTCAGTGATAATCAACCAATTGAGCAAGACTACATCACAATTAATCGCGCCAGTCCTGACAGAAATGCTTGGTCACGCAGCAACCGGTGGTTTCACAGACAAGTGCTTGAAGAATCAGCATCGTACAACAACACCACACCACTGTTGGATCTTGCAGCAAGAGCTCGTAGACCTATTCTTGAATTTCAATCCGGGACAAAACTCTTTAATTCTGGAACAGCTGGTAAAAATCCAGTCAACATCATTGACTTTACAACGCTAGATGCATTCAGCGATATCAATGGGGTACTGAACACTTATATTATCAATGGATACACGTTGGTCAACGGGTCACGAGTTATTTTTGCAGCCGACACTGATCCCAATGTTCGAAATAAAATTTACACAGTTGAGTTGATATTACCTGACACTGTTCTTCCTTTGATCCCGCAGCCAATCATTAATCTCACGGTGGCTGATGATGGTGATGTCACTTATAACAATCAGACTGTGTGCTTAAATGGAGCCACACTGCAGGGTAAAAGTTTTTGGTTTGACGGCGTAACTTGGCAAGAAGCTCAGGAAAAAACCAGCACCAATCAAGCTCCGTTATTTGATGTATTTGTCAACGGGCACAGTCTGGCCGACACTGTGTTTTTTGGTAGCAGCACATTTCGCGGCAGTAAACTATTTTCTTATGCTGTTGATTCAGCCGGTGTGGCAGATCCAATTTTAGGATTCCCATTAAAATATCTAACAATTAATAATGTTGGAGATATTGTTTTTGACAATAATTTTTACACCGACACTTTTGTTTACGTAGAAAATCGAATAAGTTTGACCGAGCCAATCAGCCAGGGGTTTGTTTATCGTTATCTTGACCAAGTGGCTTTTACTAGAAAAATTGGGTGGGCCACTGCACCTTATCAAAATGCAATCTATCAACAATTTCAATTTACCTACACTGGGCAACCGCTGTTGTTGGATGTTCGGGTGCGTGATCAGATAATTGATCCCTATGTTCCTCAAACTTATCCGGTATTAAAATTATATGCAGGGTCTAAGTTTCGAGACCCCGGTACCTACACTTACACACAAACCGAATTTACCACAATAATCAACGTTGATTCAACTGTAGTAACAGGTGAAACTATTATTGTGTTGGCACTCAGTGATCAAGTCAGTTCTGTGGCATTTTATCAAGTGCCGACTAATCTTGAAAACAATGCATTGAATCAAAATCCAAACACAGTGACCTTGGGTACTGTGCGCACTCATTATCAAACCATCTGTGAAAATTTAATTACTATTCAAGGCACTATCAACGGGTCAAACAACAGCAGAGATCTTGGATATATTGCGCCATATGGATTAAACATTCTGCAACAAAGTTCTCCCCTGACATTGGCCGGATATTTTTTACGTGATCAAAATTATGAATTATTCACGGCATTGGATTTCAATACCAGGGAGTATACCAAATATAAAACTCAGCTGCTGGATATTGTTGCCGCCAGGGACTGGGGCACACAGACTTCTGCGCAAATTTTAACCAATGCAGTGGCTATATTAACTGCCGGTCGTACAGAATCAAGTCCATTCTATTGGTCAGATATGTTGCCGGCACGTACTGTATATGCATCAACCACATATACCCATACACCTATTAGCACCAACTCGTTTAACACTTCAAGAGTGTATGATTTTAGTTCAAGTAACTATTATGCGGTACTGGTGTATGTCAATGGTCGGTTATTGACTTCAAAATTTGAATACACTGTTTCTGCAGACGCACCTATAATTACAATCATCTCACCATTGGAAGTTGGTGATACGATTATTATCCAGGAATTTGATACCACTGTGGGCAATTATGTGCCCAATACTCCCACTAAAATGGGGTTATATCCTGCGTATCGCCCGCAGATGTATTTAGATACTACCTATGTTACTCCCACCACTGTGATTCAAGGGCATGATGGTAGTATAACTGTGGCATTTGACGACATTCGTGATGAAATTTTATTGGACTTTGAAACACGAATCTACAACAATTTAAAAATTCACAGTGTTCTCCCTATCAATACAACTGAAATTATTCCTGGACAATTCCGTGTCACTGAATACAGTCAGAGTGAAGTCACTGATATTCTCAGTGCTGATTTCTTGACCTGGGTGGGATCTAACAAGTTAGATTACTCGGCACAACAGTACATTGCAACCAATCCCTACACTTACAACTACAGTCAGAGTTCAAACAAATTAACTGGCGCACCTTTGTTGGGGGGCTGGAGAGGCATCTACGAATATTTCTACGACACAGATCGTCCCAATGAAGCACCATGGGAAATGTTGGGATTTACCGAACAACCCACCTGGTGGGAAGATCGATATGGCGCAGCACCCTACACTTCAGGTAACTTGGTGTTGTGGGATGATCTGAGCCTGGGACGTGTGGCTGATCCAGCTGGCGCATATATCTTGCCTCAGTATGCCCGTCCTGGACTAACACAGGTATTACCAGTGGACGGTGAAGGTGCATTGGTACCTCCGTTGGAAAGTGTGGTTGGATTGTATTCACGTACTACGTTCCAACGCAGTTGGAAAATTGGCGATGATGGCCCGGTTGAAAATGCCTGGAGAACTAGTTCAAGCTATCCATTTGCAATCATGCGATTATTTGCATTGACCAAGCCTGCTGAATTCTTTTCATTGTTGGTTGATCGTGATCTGTACAAATACGACACTGCACTCAATCAATATCTCTACAATGGACGCTACAGAATTGATGCCAACGCTATCGAGTTGTACGGCAATGGGGTCAGCAAAGCCAGTTATGTAAACTGGATTGTTGACTACAATACCTATCTAGGCAATACTTCCACAACCGCAGTGCTCAAACAAAATCTCAAGGGCCTGGGAGTACAGTTGGCATATCGTATGGCTTCCTTCTCAGACAAACTATACATCAAAGTCTATACTGAAAAGCCCAGCCCCAACAGTTTAAACACCAGTTTGTTGCTGCCTGATGACAGCTATGATTTGTTCTTGTATAAAAATCAACCATCAGATGACATTGTCTATAGTTCAATCATTGTTCAACGTGTGCCCGATGGCTACAATGTATTTGGGTACAGTATATTACGCCCGTACTTTGAAATTTTAATCAGCAAACCAACTGGGACACGAATCACAATTTCTGCTGGTAACACCACAGCCACAGTTCCAGTGACCTACAGCAATGATATTGTGCAAGTACCCTATGGCTATGTGTTCACTAATGAAACTGCAGTGTGCGATTTTATTCTCAGCTACGGTGCATTGATGTCAGCACGTGGTATGATTTTTGATGACGTGGAAAATGGCCTAACTCTAAACTGGGCTCAGATGGCTCAGGAATTTTTGTACTGGAGTAATCAGGGCTGGGGCACAGGGAGTATTATCAATCTAAATCCCACCGCACAAACGCTGATGGTCACACGACCTGGCCTTATTGTTGACAGTATTATTGAGCGTGGGGTGCAAACAGTCTTACAAGATCAAAACCGTCAACGATTGGCAGTGCGAGATCTTGTGGTGGATCGTTATGATAATACATTCAAAGTAACCAGTCAGACCGAACAAACTATCAACTATATTGATCTAAAATTCACTGCCTACGAGCACATTGTTGTTCTTAAAAATGTCAGTGTGTTTGGAGACTTGATTTACGATCCAGTTACTGCTGCTCGCCAGGGACGATTGCTGTTGGTAGCAGCCACAACCACTGACTGGAATGGGCAGCTTGATGCACAAGGGTTCATTCTCAATCAGAACAACATCAAGGAATGGTTGCCAGATGTCAAATACACCAAGGGACAAATTGTCACTTTTAAAAACAATTACTACAGCGCAGCAACTATTGTAGAACCCAAAAATGAATTTGATTTCAATGATTGGTTAATCAGTGATTACACCAAGATTCAGAAAGGGTTACTGCCTAACTTGGCCAACAAAGCCAATCAGATCCAACAAAGTTACAACACTATCAGTGCCAATCTTGAAAGAGATCAAGACTTGCTGAGTTACGGCCTCATTGGATTTAGACCCAGACAATACATGACTGCACTGAATCTCGACGATGTCAGCCAGCTCAATGTGTACAAACAGTTCCTGGGATCCAAGGGTACAAAATTTGCCATAGATTTATTTGGCAATGCAAGTTTTGGCAAAGAAGCAGCACAATATACTGTCTATGAAAATTGGGCAATATTAAAAGGGGTATATGGTGCTCAGGCCAATCGCAGTTTCTTTGATGTCAGACTCAATCAGGCATTGCTGACATCTAATCCCAGCACTGTGCAAATAATACAACCTTTTGAGTTTTCACAAGCAGATCAAACAGTTACCCTGGACAACCTGTGGAGAGAAAGCTACAAAATCACCAGTCCCAATGTTTTACCAACCATTACCAAACAGGTCACAGATATCAACCTGCCTAGTTCTGGTTATGTAAATCTCAATGACATTGATATCACAGTGTTTGATATCAATAACCCAGATGCAATAAATGCAGCACTGTCTACAATTGGTGTTGGAACAACAATTTGGTTTGCAAAAATCAATGACTACGACTGGGGTGTATACCGTTGTTCTCAAGTTCCTGGTGCTATTGTTGAAGTCGCAGATAATCTTGATGGCACATCAATTGTTGTGTTCAATGAACAACATAATCTGGCAGTCAATGATCTTATTATTATTAAGTTTTTCTCCAACGATATCAATGGCGTCTACAAGATTTTTTCAGTACCATCAATAAACACCATTACCATCATCTATGAATTTGTCAATACGCCAGAGACCACTGTTCTTGGTGCAGGTGTTGGTCTTAAATTAGAAACTGCCAGGGTGGCTCAGGCCAGTGATATTAATAATTTACCATATGTCAATGAAATGCAAACCGCCAGCCTGGTCTGGGTTGACGACATTGGTGACGGTCTTTGGTCTGTGTTGGAAAAAGAAAATCCTTGGACGTTCTCACAGTATATTTTGCCTATTCGATCGGCAAATTCTGAATGGGCGTATGCCATTGCGCAGACTCAAAACAATAATATTTCACTTATTTCTGCACCGTTTTTAAGCACTGGAATAGTGTATCAATACAGCGTTAATTCAATTGGACTCTTCTCTGAAGGCTCCTTGTTGAGTTTGAATGCACCATCAGTGACTGGCTATGGTTCTTCGATTACCATTGGTAATAACAGTTGGGGGGCAACTGGTGCTCCAACCAGCAATGCTATTGGATACGCCAGTGTTTTGTATTACAATGGTGAAACACAGTCTTTTGTAAATTCTCAATTGCTGCTGGCGCTTGATCAACCAGGCCCGGCAGAGTTTGGCTACAGCATGGCCATGAGCAGGAATGAGCGTTGGCTTTATATTGGCGCACCGGCAGTCAATGCAGTGTATGCATATGGACAAGTTCCTGTGCCCGTGCAATTGCTGACCTACAACACTACAATTATCACCACCAGATTCAGTACGGTTGGGATCCAGTATGACTATCCAGAACAGTTAGATGTCTATCTCAATGGTACACCGCAGAGACTAGGATTAAACTACACTGCTAGTTCGACCTTTATCACATTTGTTGACATTGTTAATGCAGGGCAAACTGTGACCATTTATCGTCGCACCAGAACTCAGCTTGATTTTGACCAGTACGATGATATTGTTCCCAATACATCAACAGGGGTAGGAACCGGCGCTACATTTAACATTGATGTCACTCGTGGTATATATTCGGCTACTATACAATCCACTGGAGTAGACTATAGCCCAGGTGATGTTTTAACTATCAATGGTACACAATTAGGTGGGGCAACACCGGCCAATGACTGCGTAGTCACAGTAACTGATGTGACATTTGCAGGAAATATTGCTGATTTCACCATCACAGGGTCACGATCAGCGGCACAAACAATATTCCCCATCAGCCAATATCTTTTCACTGCGCAAAATATTAATTCATTCACCGTCACGGTAAATGGTAGTATACAGCGTCCCAAAATTGATTATGAATGGGAAAAATCAGACAGTAGCCTTCCAGACAGCACGCTCAATGATTACGATCTAGTTTTTGTGACATCACCGGCTGCGGGTGCAGAGATCTTCGTTGACGCTGCAACATATTATGCCTATGCCGGAAAAATAACTGTCAGTGGATTGAATACTGATGCAAGATTTGGTCATTCTGTGGCTACCAATGCTGATGGCTCGGAGATACTGATTGGATGCCCGCAAGAAAATTACAATGGAACATATAGAGCAGGCACTGCTTATGTGTTTAACAGAAGTATCCAGCGGTTCCAGGTTGATAATGCGTATATTGAGAATCCCATATTCTCTGTGAACAGTAATTTAGATTTCCCACCAGCAGTGGCAGTCAATGGGGTATTTTTAAACAACACCGCTCAGTGGGGAACCGACAGCACCAATACATTTACAGTAAGTTACCTAGGTGGCAGCTACACTGCTTCCACAGTGACAGTTAATCAACCATTGAATATTGGCAACACTGTTGACGTTGATACAAATCAATTTCAGCAAGTACAAAAAATTACCCCCGAGCAACCTGCGGAACGTGCAAATTTTGGTAAGAGCGTAATATATGGGTTATTTGACTGTGCTGTTATAGTCGGGGCACCGGAAGATAGCATAGTATTGCCCCAGGCAGGTAGTGTGCAGACTGACATTAATCAAACACGATTGTATGGAACAATAACCAGTACCATTGCTTCGCCTGCACTCACAGCCGGGTCCACACTGCGCATCAACAATTACGAAGTTGCTGTGCCAGTGTCACCAAATAATAATGTAACAGGACTGGTAGCAGCAATCAACGCTGCTGACATTCCAAACGTTATAGCAGCAGTGTCATCGGGGTTAGTGACCATTGACTTGATCAATAAATTAGCGGCCGTACCATATCAAAAATTACTGGTGTCTCCGGGAATGATTGGAACAGGAGTCGACAGTGTTTACAATGACCTGGGATTCACTAACTACGTGTATGCTCAAACTCTAACTAATCCCTATATCAAAGATGGATCAAATTTTGGTGCATCGTTGTCTACGCAAGGTGTTGATCTTCTAGTTGGAGCTCCTCATGGAACTCCACATATTATTGATACCTTTGATGGTGGTACAACATTCTTTGATGCAGGCAGTACTATATTTTACACTGATATTTCACAGTGTGGCGCTGTTTATCAATTTGATTATCTACCATCAGCAGCCGAATCTGCACTTAACCCTGGTGCGTTTGTTTACGGGCAACAATTGTATTATAATGCATCGGAAACCAATGATCTGTTTGGTACAAGTGTCAATTACACCGGTACATCGTTGATGATAGGTGCACCAGGTACTGAATTTAACACAGTAGTTGACAATGGTGCCTTGGTTGCTTATAGAAATGTCAATCAAACTCAGGCCTGGGTAACAAAACATT